TATTATCCTGCTAGTTTTGCAAAATAATCCATAGTATCGTCTTGTTCCACTTGTGGTATGGCAGAAGATTCAACTGCAACACTATCAACCTTTGCAGATGCAATTGGTGCATCTTCAAGTTGATTTGCAACATTACCTACAGTAACACTACCACTAAGAACTGTATCAAGTCTAGTCTTTAGTTCTTCATAAGACTTAAAGTTTGTAGCTGCACTAAATTCTGCAAGAGGATATGCAGTCTTCCATGTTTCTTCAATCTTCTCGTCTGTATCAAACAATGCAGATGGATTATCAAAGTCAGAACTATCGTAGTTCCAATAACCAGCAACCTTACGAATCTTTAACTTAAAGTTTGCACCTTCCCAAAAATCAAATGGGTTGATTGCCTTCTCGTCTTCAAATTCTGGTTGCATTGCAGCCATAACCTTATCAAAGATTTTCTTCCCATAACGGAACAAGAATACTTTACCTTCATTCTCTGGGTGTTTTGTATCTGACACCACATAGATATTAGAGAAGTATTGTAACTTTCTTTTCTGTTTACGAGCAATCTCTTTGTCTGACTCAATACCAGTATTCCAATATGCACTATTCATTTCAGAAACTGGATCGTTCTTACCAAGAGTGGTTAACGAGTTTTCGATATACCATTGACCAGTAGGCCCTTGAAATGCATGATTCCAGACCTTTGCCCAGGGCATATCTTCACCTTCTACTGCTGGTAGAAAACGAATAACTGCATAACCATTACCAGACTTATCTACTTCTGGTTTCCACAATCTTTCGTCTTTGTAGGATTTCTTCTCTTGGGGTGCGTTTTCTTTTTGTACTTCGCCAAGTAACTTGTCTAGAGAATTACTTCTCTTTAGGCTTTCTAACGACATATTATATCTCCTTATTATCGTATGCTATTGTATATAGTTCTTCGTATGTTAATACTGGTTTACCAATTCTATGGAACTTTACATTGGGGTAATCCCTCTGTATCATTCTAAACTGGTTATCCCAGTTAGTCGTGTTAAACCCACGACTACTTTCAGGCAGATAATTATCACTACCCTTGTATATGTTATTTAGTGGTTTTGAATAACTACTTCCATCAAAACCTAACATGTACACTTCTTCTGCACCATACTTGCAAGCAAGATATAATGCAGTATTCCCTGCTGACCAATCTCTAGGATAGTCAATATTAATTACTTTATCGTTGTATTCTTCTACCCAAGTAATATAGAAACCTACATCTTTCTCAGCCTTACGTCTAAGATCATCAATCCAAATATAGGGATTGTGTTGTAATACCTCTTGTATATTCGCTTCTACTGTTTCTCTTGTCTTACCTTGAACAACACAACTTCTTCTACCTAACTGTGGTGTTTCATATCTTGGTGTATCATTGTTCGCCATAACCATATCTGGATTAAAACCAGCTGGTAATACTTCCCAATCACTAAACCAACATTTGTGGTCAAAGACATACTTTGATTCATATATCTCTTGTTGCATTGCATAGTCTACAGAAACAAGATTGTCAACTACAAAATCACGATAGATTGCATTACATCCCCATGTTATAAAGTCACCCCCTATGATTGGTTGTCGAGGTCTTGACTCTCCATTTCCATAGACTATATGTTTATGCAACTCTTAGTGCTTTCCAAGATATAGGGAAAAGTTCTTCTGATTTTAGATTAATCATTTCTGCAATCAATTGTGTTTCCCATTGTGTGTCTGGTTTGCAACGTAAGTTACATACCCTTGCAAATGCCATCAATGTACCACTCCAATACCATTCGGTATATAAGTTTTGTGGTAAAACCATTCTGGCCATCTCTGGTGCAATATCTGCCTTCAATAGATTGTTATATGTTTCTTTTACATATTCCATTGTAGATTCAATATTGTATTCAATAAATTCATCAGAAGACCCTTGTTTCTTATCATCAGCCTTCAATCTCCAATTCTCTGGAATATAGAACTCTGGTTCATCATCAACATAACGTCTACTGACTTCGTTCCACACCAAACCGACTTGGTGTTTCACAAGTTGTCTTGCAACAAAGATTGGTGCCTTAATTCTGAACTGCAAAGATGCATGTCCGAATGGACTCCAATGATTGTGCTTCGCAAGATAGTTGATGAGTTTTGCATCTTTTTCAGAAAACTCATCACTCTCTTTTGCGAAAGAGACTCGAGCAGCGTTAACTACACTCAAGTCTGTTCCCATGCTATCAACTAGGTGTACGTTCATACTTTTTCTTCTCCGTAAACGCCCTACGAGTTGGTCTGTAACCTTTCGGCCACTCTGGCATACGAGATGCAAGTTTCTTACACCTTTCTGCCAATTCCTCGTTCTTGACAACGAGTTCAGCGTTGTCTGCTTCGAGTTCCTTAACTCGATTCTTGAGGTGCATGTCCTCAAGTACTTGAAAAGCATTTTTTGCTTCTATCTTCATTACCATAATCTCCTATATTGGTAGTTGAGCTGTTTTTTCCAAGAAGTTTAATTCTCGAGCATTTGCCTCAATTTTCTCTTTGAGACCCTTAGTAATCAAACGACCTACTGTATCTGGTTCTAAATCATTCTTCTGACAATACCAGATGACAGCATCCATGTGATTAATTCTTTTCTCTAGTGCGACTTTCTCTATCTCTAATGAGAATGTTTTAGGTGTTTGCATTTAATTCCTCTGAATTGTTTGATTTAATAGACTTATTATACAACACATTTCGACTAAAGTCAACCCATAATTTAACAGTATTATTTAAATTATATGTTGATGTTGGGTTGTTAGGTTTATAGTATGACTCTACTATGTGTGTGCAAATACCTATGTCTTCTTTATGATAACTCATTCGTGTTCTCCCCCAGCATCTCTTGGGTCTAGTTCGTATCTTTTACCCTTGATGTAAATTGCTCTTGCACGACTTGGTGTGTGATAACCTTTGTTTATAAGGAATCTAGGATTACTTTTTGCAGTTTCAAATACTGCGACTGTCATTGCAATTGCAGCTATAATGAATATGTGTGCGATTGTAGTAATACCAAATATCCACATACTAGTAAAGTATGAACTAAATGTGATACACCACATCCATGCTAGTACTTGGATAATCATATGTCTGGTATTCGTATCTGGAATGTTCTTTAATGGATTACTATTATGGTTCATAACAGAGTTCCAAGTATCATAAATGTATTTCATATTCACCTCTAAAAAATTAGGTGGTGGGATTCTGTTGCTAAGTTCCCACCGAACTCCATGAGATTACGCAGCTAGTGCGAAACCCTCGATTGCAAAATTATCGTTTGCATTTACTTAAATGAACTATTAAGCGTTCAACCTATGGTTCTACTCAATTCCTATCTCTATCTGTCGATCCTATTTCACCCCCATATATTTTGGTGGAGGTGATGGGTACTGCCCCCATGTCCAGTCTAGTCTTTAGATTGTATCAACAAACCATACTATATTTATAACATAGATTCTTTACAAAGTCAAGGTTAAATACCAAGTTTTTTTGTTGGTGGTGTCTGATTAATATATTCTTTGAATTTATCTTCTCTGAAACAAAAAAGATTTGCAGGGCCATTAAATTGTCTCATTGCAGTAGCTTCAATTGATTTTAAATTTACTTTAGCAGTCTCTTGACAATGTGTTAAAGAGATATACTTCATGTTTGTAAATATAAAGTGATCTGCTGTTCCGTCATCATACAGATTCAAGGAGATCAGTACTAGTAACCATTTCATTTTTTTCTTCCCATAATGAGATGGTTTCTAGGAGCAAGGGTAGGTATTCTGTCTTATCTTTGACAAACTCTTGTACTGCACCATCTGCTGTAACAACAAGAATAACGATTTGGTCGATCTTAATTCCTGTTCTTTCTTCAAACATCTCTGCATAGGCAGATGCCTGGATATAGTAACTTTCATTCCATTCATCAGTACGTTCTTTTGATGAAGTCTTGAAGTCGATAATAGATAGAACACCATTGTATTCTGCTATACAGTCTACACGACCAGCTACTCTATATTTATCAGAATAGAGTCCACACTCTTGAGAATAAATATTGTCTATGTTAATTAATGCTTTTTCTGCTAATTGTTTGAATAACATATGAGGTAAAAAGTTCTTAGTGTGTTTCTTCCAAGCTTCAGGCCAGTTGTATGGAATGTTGTTTAACCAATCTTCACACATATTATGAACTGCTGTACCACGATTGGCTGCAGTTCGTGCAATATAGTTTGCAACTTCTTCACCAACTCGTTTTCTCCATGCAGTAAGTCCACTTTTACTTCTTACAGAAAGAACTGTAGTGATTGATGGATACTTATTACCCTCTGGTGTTTCATATAAACGAATACCATCAGCTGTTTTTGCTGTTATCTCTGGGAGATTTATCGTCTTGTGTATGTATTCTTTCATCTTTATCGCTTTCTTTAATTTTATATTCTGGTGGAACTTTACCCCAGCCTACTGTTCTTTCCCAATCTCGTTGAGAGTATGTCAAAGGTTTCCAACATCCCTCATTCGCACAACAAGTCTATCTGCTCTTTTAGTTACTTGTTTATACCAAGTGCTATCAACCATCTCATCTGCAGCTGCGTTCCAATCTCTGGCATCAACTCCACGTTTCATACCTTTAAACTTGGATAATCTTGGTCGCCCCATATTGAACATCATGTTCGCAATTATTCTTTGAGTTTCTTCTGGCAACTCATCAAAGTCAGCATATAAGATTGTGCAGTCGTTAAGCACCGATTTAACGTCTTGGTCGAAGGCTTCAGCAACTCTAACCTTTGTGATAAGAGTTCCAACTTCCCATTTATACTCTGGGTCTGATTCCAAAACAAGGTGGCCGATCCCAAAAGTAGGCAGACCAAGATGGTCAAGATATATCTTTCCAACACTTCCTTCGTCATATTCAATTTCCTCTCGTAGTTTATTAATGTCCATTATCGTTGCTCCCTTTAGGTGGTGGTGTAATTTTATGTTCGGTGACAGGTTTTCTACTTTTTTCCCAGTCCACATCTATGTTTCCTACTGCCATAATTCTTTCATGGTCACACTTCTGTTCTGGTACTTCATGATATAACCATGCAGGCCATACTATAAGTTGTCCTTCTTGTGGTTTTACTTCTAAACCATTTGCATCTGGAAATACCAGAGGGGCACAATCTTGACAACCTTTGACACAATAAGTAAAACTCCAAACATGAGGCCAATGTTGATGTGCCTTTGTAATCTGTCCTTTAGTATATATCAAACTCCAGAAGTCTTCAATCCTTAAACCATATTGTCTTGGTGTTCCATCTTCATTTGTTCCA